TGCTGGTATCAGTGTAGATTCTGACTCTCAGGTTGTATTGAGTCAAAATATCGACATGAGCACGAAAGAGATCAAGAACGCTTGGAGAGTTCAGGCTGATGATCTTGTTGCTGATCGCCTTGATCTAGACAATGGCGGTACACTAAACGCAAAACTAGGTACAGTCGACTTCGAAGGTTCCATAGTAAACTTCAGTTCAGCATCCGTTGGTGGTCTAGGTTCTACAATCAATGACCAAGTTGATGTACACTTAAACAAGTCTACTGCTAACACTGGCGAATTCGTCAAGTGGAACGGTACAGACTATGAGTGGACTGAGCTACTAAGTGGTCGTTTGGCAACAGATCAACTTCAGGTTGCATCTGGTGGTTCAATAGCCATTACTGGTCCTGGCGGAACATTCGACTTCCAAGACGGTATTGTCATGCTAAGTGGTTCGGATGTTAGAGTTGATACTCCGACAGACGTTGGACAAGCTGCTAACAAAGGGTATGTTGACGGTGTTGATAGTGATCTAACTGTGTCACTCGCTGCTGAAACATCTGCTAGGGAAAGTGCTGTAACATCTGCTATCTCCACTGCAAGTGCTGATGCAACTGTTAAAGCAGATGCTGCTGAAGCTGATGCGAAAGCATATGCGGATCAAGTTGTTGCTGCAACCGTTGACGCTGCTCCTGCCGCACTAGACACTCTTAACGAGTTGGCTGCTGCATTAGGTGACGATGCGAACTTCTCTGCAACTGTTACTACATCTATCGGTACTAAGGCAAATCAAACTTCACTAGACGCAGAAACATCTGCACGTAGTACTGCTGACTCAGGTCTTCAGAGCAACATTGATGGTGAAGAAACTGCTCGTATTGCTGGTGATAGTGATCTACAGTCTGCAATTGATGCAGAAATTGTTGCTAGAACTACCGCAGACACTACCGAAACATCTGCACGTATTGCTGGTGATAGTGATCTACAGTCTGCAATCGATAGTCTAACTTCAACTCAGTCTAGTGATCAGGTTAGTTTACAGTCACAGATTACTGCTGAAATTGCTCGTGCATCATCTGCGGAAGCAGTTAACGCTGCGAACATCGTGTCAGAAACATCTGCACGTAGTTCTGCTGATGCTGCTTTAGAGTCTGACATCATTGGTCTACAGAATCAGGTCGGTACCATTATTTCTGGTTCCCCTGCATCTCTAGACACATTGGTTGAGATTGTATCTGCGTTTGAAAATGCTGACTCAGATCTATCTGGTGTTATCACTGCAAACGGTGGTCGATTGACTACTGCTGAAAACAACATCACTGCACTCGAAACAGACTTGTCTGCTGAAGAGAATGCACGTGGTGCTGGTGATACTGCACTTGGTCTAAGATTAGATTCTGATAAGTCTGCAATGAATACTGCTCTTGCTAATGAAACAAGTGGTCGTATTGCCGGTGATTCGGATCTATCTGCGTCTATTAGTGCAGAAGAAACTGCTCGTATTGCTGGTGACGCAAGTCTACAGTCTGCAATTGATGCATTGACTAGTTCTTCCAACACTGCGATCTCTTCAGAGACTACAGCAAGAACATCTGCGGTATCTACTGAAACTGCTTCTCGTATTGCTGGTGACGCAAGTCTACAGTCTGCAATTGATGCTGAAGTATCTCGTGCAACAGGTGCGGAATCTGGTCTACAGACTCAGATCTCTAACATCCTGTCTAACACAGATGCAACTGCATTGAACTCTCTTGCAGAGATTGTTGCCGAGTTCCAGAATGCTGACAGCACCCTAACAGGTGTAGTTGGTGGTCACGGTACTCGACTAACTTCTCTAGAGTCTGGTGTATCAGCAATTGAGTCGTGGACTACAGATAACCTAAGTGAAGGTACTAACAAGTTCTGGACTCCAGAACGTACTAAGTCAGTCCTAACTGGTGGTCTATGTATCACTTATAATTCAACCACAGGTACTATCTCAATAGACGAAACAGAAGCTGCTACAGCGTTACACGTTGCTTCTTCTGGAGACGCTAATGCATTAGGTAATGAATCACCTTCGCACTACCGTATCGATGTTTATGATGTAAACGGTACTATCGTTAACTAATCTAGGTTTTTACCAAGATATAAGGGGGACTTCGGTCCCCCTTTTTTTATATTTTATTTTCATATAAATAAACGTATAAATAGTAAGTAACAACATTGGAATGTATTCATGTATTCAACTAGCAAAGAAGAATTGATGGACTATTGTTTACGTGCTCTAGGGCACCCAGTAGTCGAAGTCAATATAGACGAAGAACAACTTGACGATCGTATAGACGAAGCATTGCAATGGTTTCGTGAACACCACCCTGATGGTTCTAGACGATACTACTTAAAACATCAATTGACTCAGACTGATGTTGATAATCAGTATGTGGATTTTAGTGATGATTTGGATCTTACTGCCGTTGTCCGAATGATTCCAATGACTTTCAATAATGCTCACTCTGGTTGGTTCAGTGATGCATGGCAATTAATGGCATATACTATCTCCGATTTTACTAGAAGTGGTGGTATTCTTGGTGACCTTGCACACTATGAACAGATGCAACAAAATCTAGCACTATTAGATATGAAACTAGGTGGCACACCTCAGATTACATTTGACAGACAATATAATCGTGTTAACTTACACGTTTCTAAAACGAATCTTAAAGTAGATGACTATGTTATCTTTGAGGTTTATGGTATTCGTAATCCAGACGAAACAGTTAACGAATACAATTCACTATGGAATCACCGATTCCTAAAAGAATATGCAACCGCATTGATCAAACGTCAGTGGGGTTCAAATTTAATTAAGTTTGATGGCATGACACTACCAGGTGGTGTAACGGTCAATTCACGTCTCATCTATGAAGATGCCCTTGCGGACATTGAAAGAATCATGGAGAGGTTCCGTAACGAAGAAGACGAAGGTCCTATGTTCTTCATGGGGTAAGACATGGCTATCAATCCATATATTAGTACAAAATACAGACCGGAACAAAATCTTTACGAAGATCTTTTAATCGAAGCAATCCAGTTTTATGGTCAGGATGTATATTACCTACCGAGAGAGATTGTCGAAAGAGAAGAAATCTTCCTTGATAGTATCCAGTCACAGTTCTCTGACGCATACAAAGTTGAAGTCTACGTTGAAAACGGAGATTCTTTTGATGGTGAGGGAGACCTGTTCACTAAGTTTGGTATCGAACTAAGAGACCAAGCAACCTTTGTTATCGCACGTCGTCGATGGAGAGAACTAGTCGGTGACCGTCTTGCAGACCACCAGTTCCGTCCAAGAGAAGGTGATGTAATCTATCTTCCTTTGTCCGAATCATTATTCGAGGTCAAGAAGGTCGAGACCGAGTCTCCTTTCTATCAATTGTCCCAGCTACCTCAGTTCCGTATGACTTGCGAGTTGTTCGAGTTCTCAGACGAAGACTTCGACACCGGAATCAATTCTATTGACCAAATAGAAGAAGAAGCCGCATTCCAATACGAACTCACTATGGATGGTACCGGAGAATCAGAGTACTATACGGTGGGTGAGAATGTGTCTCAAGACTTTACCGATTACCAGATTGAAGGTGAGGTCACATACTGGAATCACGAAACTAGACTACTCAAGATTGCGCACACTGGTGCCACCGATGGTAAGTACCATGAATGGGGAACAGACCAACCGATTGTTGGTGCTGATGCATCCTTGACTCCGGTATCTGCGGATGAAGGTGTCAACGAAATCCAGAGACTTTCTCAGAATAAAGTGTTTAGTGATTTTGCAAATGATTTTGTGGACTTTTCTGAGTCCAATCCATTCGGAGATTTATCACCATGATGGGAGGACACTTCTACCATAAACGTGTTCGTACTTGCGTTGCCGTATTCGGTTCAATGTTCAATGACCTACATGTTTTGAGAACAGACTCAAACGGTAAGGTATTGTCACAAGTCAAGGTACCTTTATCTTACGCACCCAAGAGGTCTTTCATAGAACGTCTAGAAGAAATGACTAACGGAGAAGAAGCAGAACGCAGAGTTGCTGTCAAACTTCCTCGCATGTCATTTGAGATTACTTCTATCGCATATGATGCCACACGACAGTTACCTAAAGTCAATGGATTCGGCACAGTTGTCACGTCGGACACAGGTTCTAAGAGAAAAGTATATGTCGGTGTTCCGTATAATGTAGGTTTCTCACTATCTGTATACGCTAAGTCACAGGACGATGCACTACAGGTCGTAGAACAGATTATACCATACTTTGCCCCACAATATACTTTGACAGTAAAACCTTTTGCAGACGAACCAGAAATCAAAGAAGATGTTCCGGTCATATTGTCGGGACTAGACTTTCAAGATGACTTCGAAGGACCAGTAGAACAGAGACGCACCATCATATACACTCTCAATTTCGAGATGAAAGTTAACTTCTATGGGCCAGAGAGCACAGGGCCTATTATCCGTGAGGTGAACACGAACTTGAATCTCCTGTCTCCAGAGGAAGAAGACCTTCTTATAGAAACGATAAATACTACTCCAGACCCAATTGATGTGAGTCCAGACGGAGATTATGGGTTTAACACTGAGATAATTTTCCCAGAATAATCAGGAAATATATTATGAGAGATTCGAGTAAACC